GATGGCGTCCTGGGCGAACAGGTCGATCACCGGGATCAGCGCGCCGCGCAGTTTGAGGAATTGCGCGGGGTTCGGCGCGCGGAATGACCGCAGCTTGCCGAGCGCGTCCGTGGTGGCGCTCACGGCACCCGCGACCGTGGTGGCGAGCTCGCTGGCCGACTTCGCCGCCGCCGCCGTGGCGTCATCGATGCCCTCACCGATGGCGAGCGCCATGCGCTGCGTCGTGTCCTGGATGGAGACGACCGCATCCTCGCCGGCCGGGGCCAAAGACTCGAACACCGATTCCCAGCGGGGCAGACGGTGGAACGGTCCCTCCTTCGCGGGCGAACTGGGCATGTTGTCGCGCAACTGCTGGATCGCGGCCAGTGCCCCGCTGGTGTCAACGTGCGCGGTGACTTGCAGGGTGGACGGCACGGAATTGATCACGTCGATCAGCCCGCGCACGACGCCGCTGGCATTGTCCACGGCGGTCAGCTCGGTGGCGTGGATCTCGGGGATCGCCTTGATATTCGTGGTGGCGGTCTGCGCGGTCGCGCTGGCGTTATCGACCGCGTTGATCGTCGCCAGGGTCGGCGTCTCGTTGATGTCGATGAGGTGCTGCTGCACGGCGCTGATCGCCGTCTCGGCCGCGCTGGTGTTGGCGGTCACGGTGACGGACTGGGTGAGGCCGCTGGTGGACAGCCCCATCGACTCCGCGATACCGAGCGCGCCCTTGACCGCGCCGCCGCCCAAGCCCTGCAGATCCACCTTGACCGGGACGGAGACGGGCGCACCGAGCAACGCGCGCATCGCGGCGAGCCGACCGGACTCCACCACCGGATCGATCGGCACCGCCACCGTGACCGCCTGGGCGCTGAACTCCTTGGCCGCCTGGGCCGCGAGGTCGGCGGCGGTGACGCTCGGCTTGAACGCGCCGGTGATGCCTTTCGCCGCGCTGGATGCGGCGATCTCAATGGAGGCCGTCGCCTTGCGCGCCGCCGCCAGGCCCTGCTCGGCGAGGATTTCCTCGCGAATCTTGGCCGCGTTGTCGCCGCGCTGCGACGCGATCTTCTGTTCTGCGGCGAGGAGCGTGTTGCGCTCGGCGACCTGATCGGCGGTGAGTTTGCCGCCATCTTTCTCGATCTGATTGAGGACATCGACGCGCTCTTGCAGCGCCTGGTACTCGCCCGCCAGCTTGCCGTTCTCGGTGCCGAGCGCCGACATGTGCGACTGCAACGCCTGGATCGCGCCGTCCAGCGCGCCGATGGCCCCGGTCGCGCCGCTCGCCTGGCCCGCGAGGCCGGAGATACCGCCCTGCGCGTTGATGCTGTTGATCGCGAGTTGCGCCTGCTTCTCCACCAGCGCGCTCGTGGCGGCGGTCGCCGCGCCCAGGTAGCCGGGGATTTGCGAGAGTAAGCTGTTCTCCTGCGCGGTCAGCGGCAGGCCGGCCGCGCGCTTGGCGTTGATTTGATCGAGCGCGGCGCTGAGCGGCGCCGTGGCGCTCGATACCGCCGACATCGCTGCCGAGACGCCCGCCATATCAGCGGCGAACTTCTGCGCGTCGGTCTGGTGGAAGCGGGTCAGCAGCGTGGCCGTGGCGTCGGATACCTGCAAGAGACTGTCGCGGCCCTTGATCGCGGAGAGGTTGACCGCTTCCAGTCCGGTGGCGAGATCGCCCGCCTCTTTCCCCGCGCCCGGTGGCAGGATCGGGCCGACGAAGGGCGCGACCGGGCCGACGAAGCCGGTCATGTCGCGAACTTGGTGCTTGCGATTTGCCGCGTCCTCGTCGGCTGCTTGCAACTGTTTGAGGAGTTCGATCTCTTTGATGATGTTGTTGATGTCGATATTGCGGGCGACCTGGCCGTCGCCCCGGAAGTTGATCAGGTCGAGGAGTGCCTTGCCGGAGAACTTCTCCATCTCGGCGTTGCGATCCTGCAACACCTTCAGTTGTGCTTCAAGGGCGGTGCGCTGATCATCGAGCGCCTTGCTGTTGCCCTTGTTCGCATCGAAGAATTGCTTCGCATCGTCGCGGCCTTTGGCGAGTGCATCGCCGTAGGTCAGCAGGGATGTCGCCAGGTCTTTGAGGTTGGTGCGGTCGCCGGAAATACTCTTGATGGCGTAATCCGCCACCCCAACCGCGATCCCGATCTCGCCCAAAAGTTTGAGCAGCGCCGTCCCGCCGCCCGCCGCCGCCGTCAGCGTGCGCAGCGCGCCCGCGATCCCGGTGATGGTGGTGATCACCTTGGTCGCACCCGAACCCAGCAACAGGATCGCCGCCGAGATTTCGGCAAACTTGACGATCGCGCCCTGCTGTGCTTCCGGGAGATCGTTGAATGCCTTGATAATGTCGGTGAGCCGCTTGGCCCCATCAACCAGGCCCGGCAACGCCTGATTGCCCAGATCGATCAGGGCGGCGTTGAGTTGGTTCTTCAGGATAGCGGCGGTGTTGGACGCCGTACCGGCGATCTTGCCGTAGGCCGTCTCCGTGACACCGGCCGCATTCTGGTTGTCAAGCAGCGCGCCTTTGACGGTATCGAGTTGGGACAAGAGCACGGTCAGGCCGGTGCGCGCCTGCACATCGGGGAAGATGGATTGCAGCGCCTTGGCGCGGTCGCCCTCCGACAGGCCCGCGAGCTTCGTCCGCAATTCTTCGAGGACCGAGACAATATCGCGGAAATTGCCGCTCGCGTCCTTGGTCGCGATGCCGATCGCCTGCAAGCCCGCTTGCGCGTCGGCGGTCGTAATCTTGGCAAGCAAGTTGGCGAGATTATTAAGGTTGACACTCGCGTCCCCGCCCTCGCGCGTCACCCCGGCGATCAGCGCCCCGAGGGTGTCGATGTTCACCCCGGCGAGTTTCGCCTGTTGCGTGACCTGCCCGAGGCCCTTCGCCAGTTGGTCGCCCGAGATAACACCCGTTTTGATGGTGTTGAAGAACACGTCGCTGATATGTGTCGCGTCGCCGGCCGATAATTTATAGGCGTTGAGGACACCGAGGACCGCCGTGCCGAATGTCTCGGCATCCGAACCGGCCGCAACCGCGCCTTTGGCGAATTGCTCGGTAAGTTGCAACGCCTCGGACTGGCCCACATCCATCGAAGAGAAGATGTTATTGAGGGAGGCGGCGAGCTGGGTCTGTGTCTGGGCGACGCGCGTGGAAATGTCACCGAGGCTCTTGGACACCTTGGAAACGTCGATGTCCGGGGCGATGGTGCTGATGCGGGCAACGGCGAGTTGCACATCGCCCGCCTGCTTGACCGCGAGGCCCAGGCCCGCAACGAGCGCGGCACCGGCCACGCCCGCCGCGCCACCGAGCTTATCGAATGCGCCGGAGACATCTTGCGTCGAAGAGGCGAGAGCGCGTAGTTTGGCGGTTGCTTGTTCTGCGCCAGTGGCGACCTGTTGCCCCGCCCGCGCCCCGGCTGTGCCGATCTGGTCGAGATTGCGGCCCGCACCGGCAGACTGCGCCTCAAACGAGCGGAGCGCAGCGACAGCCGCCGCAACCCCTTTGGTCACGCCGTCTGTCTTCAGAGTAATTGAGCCCTGGGCTGAACCGAGATCGATCGACAAAGCACGGCTCCAGGCGGAAACAGAAAAGCCGAGTAACCTCCCGAGGGAGGTACCCGGCTTCTCGATCCGCCCGGAGGCGTGGAAAGCTCTCGGATACGCCTTTATGTTACTATGCCGGACCTATGCTCGTCTAGTATCGGTGAAAGGAGAGAACGAGGATGAAGGCGGTAAGACTTCTGATCCCGCTGTGTTGCTTTCTAGTGGCCTGTGGTGGTCCCGCCGTAACGCCGACGATTGACGTGGCGGCGACACAGACGCGCACCAGAGAACTCGCCGTGCTGGCGACCGCCGCCGCGCCCACCGCCACCGCCACCGCCACCCCGACGCCGTTGCCGACGAACACCCCCACGCCGCCGCTACCCACCGCCACCCGCGCGCCGCTGCCCACTGCGACACCGGCAGCATTGAAGTGGCACGATGTGCCCATCCCGCCAGGCGCAAAAGAGGTCAGGACAACCGGCGTCGGGATCGCTTACGATGTGCCGGGGAATGAGCTTACCGTCTCTGCATTCATGAAACGAGAGTGGGAGGCAGTCGGGTTGCGTTTTATGTACGTGTCATATAGTGGCACGCTACAGTTCTACACCTATACCTATCCAAACACAGTACGGTTTGTGTCCTATAGCGTCGAACGAATCGACGGCAGCACGTCGCGCCTTTATGTGACGGATGTGAGTTGAGCGGAGACGGCGCGGGGGTTGCCCGCGCCGCTGGTGTCCTGTGCCTCTGGCGCTTCCGGCCCCACGTAGGCTACGCACTGCCGCCCGTTGCCCTTGGGGTGCCTGAGCCGATAGGCGGGCAACCGACCGGGCGCGGCGTCCAGCGGTTCAAGGCAGGTATCGGTGGGAAGTGCGGCCCCGCAACGAGGGCAAGTCGCGATGGTCATCGGCTCCCCTCTCTCTACGCCGCCTCGAACGGGATGCGGTCGAAGTCGGTGCGGTAGCGCTGCGCGGACTGGCTCTCCTTGCGGTCGCTCAGCAACCCGTCCAGGGTGTGCTTGGACCGCCCCTGCTTGTCCGTCTCGGCGAGCTTGGCGCTGCACCACATCCCCAGCAGCCCGGCCGCCATGTCGTAGTCGTAGGCGACCCACTCGTCCTCAGGCCGCGTCAGGCCGATCATCTGGCTCGGCCGCGTCCCGAACTCCTTCGCCGTGCGGTAGGTCTGCCACAAGCTGTACCGCCCCGTCTGCGAGTTCACGAAATCGGGCGAGTGCGGCATTGAGGCCGACCATCCGATCCCAGATAGCGAAGCGGTCATCGCTCGATAGCCAGGTCACATCAATGGTGTCCGGCTTGCCGTCGAAGGAGAGCTTGGGGCGGTAGACGCTGGCGACGCAGACGACGTTGATGTAGTCCTCTAGCTCGCCCTTGCGGATCAGCGTCGCGCCCGGTTCGGCGCCCGGCGCACCGAGTTCGGGGAGTTCGCGCAACAGCTCGCGCATCCCGCCCAGCACGAATTTCTCCACGGTCGGCAGGAGCACCGCCGGGATCAGGCCGTGTTTCGCCATGGTGCTGAGCGCGGGCGGGCGGACCAGGATTTGCTTGCCGCTCGGTAGGGTCATCTCTTCGAGCCCGGCAGGATCGCCCCACTGGGCCTCGTAATCGAATGCCGGTCGCTTGGGTGCCATCGTCGCCTCTCTCGCGTGCCGATCCGGCGCGCGGCGGGGAATCCCCGCCGCGCGCCGTGGCCGTCGTGCCCGCGCCGCTTAGGCTGGGGTGTACGCGGTCGCCGTCTGGTAGTGCTTCCTGGTCAGCAGCTTGCCGGAATTCGGCCCGGCTGTCGGCACGATGGCACGGCCGTCCATCGTCACCTCGTTGAATGCCTTGTGGTCGAAGCCGCCGCCCGGCAGCGAGAAGCGGCACTTGTTGACCGACAGCAGCGCCGAGCCGCCGTTGTTGCCGAGCGCGCGACCGGTGATCTTGCAGTAAGGTCGTGCCTGGCCTTCCACGCCGATATCGAGCGTCTGCACGACATTCGGGGAGGAGCCGGACGTGGCCACGGTACCCCCCGTGATCAGCGCCTGGAAGTCGAGATCGACGCCCGCCGCCTGGATGCTCAGGTCGGCGCTGGTGGCGCTGTAGACCGTGCCGACGACGACGCCGTAGCCCTCCTCGTCGGTCTGGTCCTCGTTAATCGTCACGTCCATCGTCTGACCGCTGGTCAGCCGCACGCCGCTCCCGGTTACGGGCGTGTCGCTGGAGTCCAATCGTTCGCCGTAGAGGTCGGTCATCCCATACGGCAACCCCGCCTGCGTCGCCATTACTCAGTCCCCTTTCGAGCGCAGCCCCTAGTCGGGCTTGATGCGGAATTCGGCCTTGTCCGGACCGGACATGATCACCGCCGCGTCGGCCTCATCGACCTCCAGGGTGTGGTCGGTGTCCGGGTGGAAGTGGTAGGTCTTCGACACGCCGTGGTATTCAGGCTCGATATATCGGCTGTGCAGCGGCGAAGCCTTCGACTGCTCTGGATTGTTGCCCTTCCACACCAGGGTCTTCGTCGGTGCCTGCGGTGCCTGCGTGTTCGCCATGGTTGCCTGTCTCCTTACCTGAGTAGGATCGCCTGCCAACGGGACCACCCGAACTCGGCGTCGGCGAGCGCCTGATCGCGCAGGGCCGGGCCGTCGCCCGCGTACTGGATTTCGTAGACCCACGCCGCGCCCGCGTTGAGCGTGGCCCCGTTCAGGAGGCCGAACGCCCGCGCCAGCGCGCCGTCGATGCTGTCGCGCCCGCGCTGCTGCCAGACCATCACGCGGAAGGTGTCGCTCACCGTGCGCCGCGTGGTCGGCAGGGCGAACGAGCCGTCGTCTTGCACCAGCGCCACGGGGAGCAGTTCGCCGAACGAGTCGAACGCGGCGGGGTAGTCCGCTTTGGAGAGCGCCGACGCCTGGTAGTCGGCGCTGGGGTAGATGCCACCGGGCAGCGTCGCCAGCATCCCGCCATCGCCGCGTAAGAGCGTCGCCACCTCCTGCCGCAACATCAGCGCCCCCCGATGACCTGGGCGATGAGGCTCATGGCCTCGCCGTAGTGGGCGGTCAGTGCGGGCAGGATCACCCGGTACTTCCCCCCATTCGCCAGCTCCAACCATTTGCCGTAATCGGCCTGGTGGTAGAGGTAGATGGTCACGAGGTCGGCCGATGCCTCCGAGAGTCCCGTGAGTCCCTGACGCGCCTGCCCGGTGCGATCAACCCAGGGGGCCGTTTGTTTCGCGTAGGCTTCGATTTTCGGGGCCAGGAGTTGCCCCACCGCCGCCGCCGCGCGCTCGTAGCGTGCGCCGAGCGCCTCGACATTGGCGATCAGCTCGCCCAGTCCGGTGAACGTGATGCTCACTACTCCACCACCTCACCGAGACATTCCAACCGCCACTCCTGTCCTGGGGGTGCGTAGGTGACGCGGTAGACGATGCCGCTGCCCTCGGACTGCAACAGGTCGCCGCGCTGCAGGTCCGTGCCGGGTGCGGCCACGATGAGCACCGCGCCCGCCGCCGCCTGGCTCGCCGCGCCGCGCCGCTCGGCCACCTGCGAGGCCGGGACGATGCGCACGACGAGGGTGCCGGGTCGGACCACGTTGCCGCGCTTCACCGCCACCGTGGTCGGGTCGGCCGCAATCTCGCGGGCGGTATCCGCCGCGCGTGTCGCGAGCCTCGGGGCAAGCCACCTATCCAACCGCGTCGTACTCATGCTCACCCGTTCAAAACACGAATTGGACTGGTATCGCCACCGAGCCGTAGGCCGTGGCTTGCGCGCTCCCCGCCGCCGTGGCGTCATCCGCCGCCGCCTCGGCTTGCGCCTGGTCGAGGAGCTGCTTCAGCATGGCGAACGCGCCCGACGCTTTTTCCGAGGCCGTGCCGATCGAGTAATCGGTGCGGCCCGCCGCCTCGGCCCAGAGCGGGAGGAGCGCGGCGACGCGGGCGCGCGGCTCCGAACCGTTCGCCGTGTCCAGCAGCGCGCCCAGTTCGTCGTCATCGTAGGAAGGAGGCAAACCCACATCCCCGATGTTGCGCCTGAGCGTGGCAACCAGCGCCGCGTCTGCCACTCGCCTACTCCTTGTCGCCCTTGTCGGCGGCGGGCTTCGTCGCCTGGTCCTTGGGCTTGGCCTCCGCGAATGCGCCCTTACCCGCGAGCGCCGCGTGCGCGTCGTCCGGGAGGTCCACCTCGCCGGGTCCGTAGAATTTCCCGGCGTAGAGAAAGGTCTCGGTCAGGGTTACTTTCGCCATGCGTCCTCGCTTTCTGGTCGGTACGTCCAGCCCTTGTGTTGCGGTGCCTTGCCCTGCAAGACACGCCACATGGTTGCGTGGTCAAGCCCGTTATCGCGACAGAACTTGGTGAGATTCGTGATCGTCACCGCTTCGCCCTGCGGATTGATGAAGCCCCGGTAGGTCTGCACCCGCTTCGCCGCGTGACGCTTGTTCACCGAATCGACGTGCGTCCAACCGCAATGCGAGGGCTTCGCACCCCGGTGAACCTTGTTCATGTTCGACGCGATGAGGCCATGCTCCGCGCAGAACTGTTCAAGGTTCGTGATGGGACCGACCGGGTTGCCCTGCGGGTCGATGAAGCCCTCATAGGTCTTGATCCACTCGCGGGCGGGCTGCTTGGCGTTGACGTGCGTCCAGCCTTTGTGGCTCGTGGCCTTCCCTTTGGTCAGCATCCGCATGACATTGGCGGTGAGGCCGTTTGCCTTGCAGAAGAGCCCAAGATTCAGGATCGTGACCGCCGCACCATCGGGAGCGATGAAGCCTTGGATAGGCTTGGCACGGACGCGAGTGGCCAGTTCCAGGCTTGCGGGGCTGTAGCGGAAACCGAGTTGCGAGCCAGCGGTCGGGACGATGTTGTAGCCGTTCTTGACCGATTGCAGCAGGTCGATCCAGTGCTGCTCGCGCTCCACCAGCATCGTCGGTTCGGTGACTTCTTCGATCACGCGAGCGACAAAGGACTCCGCACCGTATTTATCCCAGGCGTGCTGTATCTTCGTGTTGCGGTGCGTTTGTGCCCGCAACTGCCCCCGGTGACGGTGAATACGGACCTGGATGTCCATTGCGCTCCCGACGTACACCTTGCCAGTCACGGTGTTGACTATCTGGTAGATACCGGCCCTGCGGGGCAGATGCTTGGTTTCCATGCGCCACCTCCATACCTGCCTATTATAACAGGCACAGAGGCTATTGGTTCACGAGATATTCTTAACGACCGCGATCGCCTCTGGTTCCAGCACCACCGGGAGGGTGGTCGAGAATCCCTCGGCCTCGATGCGCGGGGGCTTGTCCTCTTTGGGGAACATCTGGATAACGCGGCCCGGTGCCTGCTGCCCCGCCGCGCGCCCGATGGCCTGGTAGCCGATCACGTTGTCGAGGATCGGGATTTCGCCATTCTCGTAGTACTTCGTCTCGGTGATGACCGCCTCGCGCCCGGTGGTAGACACCAGGACGAACGCGGCGTCCGAGAGGAAGCGGTGCGCGCCCGCGTAGTCGAAGTACTGCGCGTCGTAGGTTTCCAGTGGGGGCAGGCCGTCGGCGTTGAAGATCGCGTTGAGGTCCGCGAGACTGATGAGCGGGCGGGGAGTGGAGGCGAGCGCGCCGCCCGTGGTCACGGTGATGCGCCCGCCGACCATCGCCTGCATCTTGGCGTTGCGCGCCAGGATGGTGGCGACCTTGCGGCTGGCGATCATGCGGTTGACCGTGTAGCCCTTGTCGGCCAGGAGTTGCACCATCGCGAGGATGTCCTCGTAGGGGTCGTAGGCGTCGCTCGACCAGGTGCCGCCCGCGTTGGCGCGGTGATTGGCCGGATTGGAGTAGCTGACCGTCTCGGTGTAGCCGTTGTCGCCGGTGAGGACGACCGAGGCATCCACGATGGCCTGCCACCGCTGCTTCTCGTTGAGGTCCAGGAGCGCGCGGTTGATCGTGACATCCAGCCAGCGGGTCAGCGAGGCGATCGCCTCCATCGACTGATTCGCCATGAGCAGCGTGAGGAAGGCGTCGTAGTCCTCGGCGGTGAACTGGCGCGCGATGTCCGTCTCGGCCAGTTCCACCAGCATCGAGCCGCCCAGGGTGTTGTCGTCCTTCAGTTGGGTCGGCGAGTAGCGCGTGCCGTTGTTGGCGATCACCGTGCGATAGCGGATCGACCGCTCGCGGTAGGAGTTGAGCGGCACCAGCCGCTCGGGGAGCAGGGTCGCGCCGAGGTATTGGCGGGCGGGCGGGCCGAACTGCGCCAGCGGGTTGCGGGCGATGGTCTGGACCGTCCCGTCCTGCATCATCGTGCGGACGGCACTGAGCAAATCCATTAGTTCGCCCCCTTCACCATGACGTAGTTGGCGCGCAGCTTCGCCTTCAGCGTCGAAGAGAGCGCGGCGAACGTGCCGAGCAGGTTCTCCTTGACGATGCTGCCGGGGCGGTAGAGCGTCACGTCGTTGTTGGTCGCGGCGTCCACGACGTCGAAGACGGTCAGGTAGACCTCATCGTCGGCATCGCCCGCCACCCCGAACGGGGTGTTGGCGTCGCGCTCGGCGTAGGTGCGCCCGACCACCGTGCCGCTCGGGATGGTCTTGTAGGCCCCGGCCGGGGTATAGACCGCCTTGTCGCCGGAGACGAGCGCGGTGGGGATGGCGAGCGTGGTCAGGGAGGTGGCACCCGCCGCCGCCGCCGCGTTCAGCGTGGCGAACTTGTTGGTGCCGAAGCTGAGGACGGTGCCGTTGGGGATCGCGGCGCTGAGCGCGGCGACCGGGACGGTGGTGGCGGCACCGGCCGCACCCGCCACGCCGACCGTGACGACCACGGCGCGCTCGCCGTTGAACTGGGTCGCGTCGAGTTTCGCCCCGCCCGCGATCAGGTGCTCGCGATCGAGGAAATCCCCGATCCAAGAGCGCCCGGCCGTCGCGACGGTGGCCTCGGTGACGATACGAGCCATCGGTTAGCTCCTTGCCCCCGGTTGCGGGGGGCCCTTATAGGTGCTCTGGACATAGGACTGGGCCACGCTGGCGGGCTTGCCGCCATTGCCGCTCGGGGTGCGCGGCATCGTGATCCCGCCGCCCTGCTGCTGTTGCTGCTGCTGACCGGTGCCGGTGGTGAAGAGCTTCCCCTCGACCTCGGCCCAGTTGGCTTTCGCGTAGTCGGTCAGCGGCGTCTCGCTGTTGCCCTCGCCCTTGACGAAGGCCCGCTTGCGCGCCGTGTCGCCCTCGGTCACGTCCTTGACCACATAGTCGAGGTCGGACCCGGCCAGGCGGAGGATCGCCAGATCGGCCCCTTCCGCCTCGGCGACCGCGCGCAGCGTCTCGTTGCGCCGCACGGTCGTGACCTCGCCTTTGAGCGTGTCGCGTTCGGCCAGCGCCGCCTTGACCTCCTCGGGCTTGCCGAGCGCCGCCAATGCCTCATAGGCTTTGACGGCATCCCCGGTCAGCACGACCGCGCCCTCGGGGGTCTGCTTGGCTTTGAGTCCGGTGTTCTCCTCGGTCAAGATGCGCTTCTGCTCGCGGTAGCGGTAGTTCTCGCGTTCGAGTTCCGCGACCCGATCCGCCATGCGGATGGCGTCGTTGCCGTACTGGGTCAGCACGTCGGCGCTGCTGCGGCGTTGGGGCGGGTTGCCCTCGCCACCGGTGCCACCGCCGTTGTCGCCGTCGCCTTCCAGCATGGCCAGCCGCGCGAGGTGCCGATACCGCTCGAACATGTCTCCCCCTGGGAGCGTGGCCGCGCCATGCGCGGGCAAACGAAAAGCCCACCAGTAGCGGCAGGCGGACGGGTCATACCCGGATACCTACAGCACTGGTGGGCGGCACCGCATAAAGCGGGGATACCCTATTTAGCTATGCTAACTATCGTAGCAGTTCAGCGGCATTACGTCAATCGCGACGGCGCGGCGACTGCTCCTTGCCGTATGTCCGCTCGATATAGCGCACGATCAGCAACAGCCCCTCACGCACCACGAGCATGAAGTCGCGCAGTTCGCCGCTCTTGCCCTCGGTCGGTGGTGCGTCCTGCTGCGCCATCATGGTCTACCTCAATCCCCGTAGCCGTCCCAGCCCAACCGCTTGCCCGTGCGTTTCAGCAGGTCCATCGCGCCGAGGCCGTCGGGGTGTAGGTTGCTCTCCCTGGTCGTCTCGTAGGCCACCAGGTCATTGACGACCCAGTATTTCAGCCAGAGCGGCAGACGGTGGCTCAGGGTCAAGCAGGTGCGTTCCCAGCGCCGCCGCCGCCAATTCGCCAGTTCCCAGCGCAATCGCCACATGGTTGCTACCCTCCTGACTGTCGATGGGCCTTGCGTTCCCGCGCCCGTTGTCGCCGCGAGGTGGTGCCATTCTGGCGCGGTCCCAACACGCGGATTGACCGTGCTATCGCGCGGTGTTCGGCAATCGCGCGAGCCTTCGCGGCGGCCTCGTGGCCGCGCCGTGGATCCCCATCGGCGTTTTGTGCGGCAAGTCCACAGCCGCACGGACACAGCATCGTCATCGTGCTACTCCTTCGCTGCTAGCGGCGCGGTCGGCGGCAGGGGCAGGTACGGGGCGACGATACGCGAGAGCATGTCGACGCACAGCGCCATCTCGTGCTCGTTCCGCTCGGTCGCCCATTCCTTCGACGTGCTGCTCAGCCCCTCAAAGGCGGCGCGGGTGGAGCGATACCAGTGCTCCACGACGATGTGCAGCAACTCGTGCACGACCGTCTGGCGCTGCTCTTCGAGCGATTTGCCGAAGAAGCGGTCGCTGAACCGGAGATCGTTGCGGTACTGGCGCATGTAGCAGCAGTTATCGGCCAGCGCATCGGGCGGTGGTTCATCCATCACCACGATCTGCCAGTGTTGGAGGTACAGCAGCGGCACCAGCGTTGCCACATAGGCACGCATCCTGGCTAACCCGGCCTGGCGCTCGCGCTTCTTCACGCCGCCCCCCTCAGTTGCCGATGGTGATCGCCAGCAGCCGGATCGGCAGCATCACCGTGACTGACCCCGGTTCGTACTGCCCACCATTGATGACCAAATCGGTGTACGGCACATCCAGTTCAACGCCGCCCACTATCAGCCGCACATGGCCCCGCTGCGTGCGGTCGATCGTCAGCACGGTGCCAGGGGTGATGGGTACCTCGATTTCAACCAGCGGATCGCTTGTGTCATTCATAGCTTCCTCAGCGCCTCCCGCAGCGCCTCCCGCAGCGCGTCTTTCTCGTCGGGCGGCATCTTCGCCACCAGTTCCCGCGCCTCACTGTTGATGCGATTGCGGAGATAGGTGTCGAGTTGGTTGTGGGCGCTGTCCGCTTCCCGCTGGCGCTCGCGCAACCCTTTGAGGTGCTCGCGCAGTTCGGGGATCGTCATCTCGTCGTAGGGTTTGTAATCGGCAACCATGTCGCCTCCTGACTAAAAGCCCGTAACGGCGCTCACCAGCGTCGCCTCATCCAGCGCCAGCCCGTCGCCGCCACCCGCCGCGATGGCCGCGATGCGCGCACGGGCCGCGCTGTCGCTGATGGGGACGCTCACGGTGTAACAAAGACACTGAGGATGGCTCGGTGGCGCGGGGAAATTGGCGGGCAGGTAGTTGCCCGCGCCCAAGCCATCCGGGTCGGCCGCAGCCCGCGCATCGCAGACATCCTCGCCTTCGTGCGCGGAACTTTTCCGGTAGCCTATGCCCGCAACGAACGGATTGGAGCGCGCGGATTCCGCCGCCGCGATGTTATAGGCGCGCGAAGTCTCGGTCCTGGCAAGCCTGAGACTCGCATAGGCCCCGTTGGTGCGCCCGTAGGGCGTCGAGGTGCGCGAGAGCAGCCCTTCCGGCGTGAGGTACTGCGTCAGTTCCGCCGCGATGGTGGGGGCGCTGCTGCCCTTACCGATGTGATAGTCGAGGAGGGTATCTATCGCGGTCCTGGTGTCGCCGCCTGACATCCACAGCCGATCCGACAGCACCCGACCGTTCGGGTCGCGCCATAGCCTCGTTGACGCCGCAAGCGGGCTACGCTGCCCCGGTGGCGTCACCAGCGCGGCCAGGAGCGTCGGTTGCCCCGCGAGGCGCGTGGATATCTCCGCTATCGTGGGCGCGACCGCGACCTTCGCCGCCGCCCTGGTAGACGCCGAGAGCAGATGCGGGACCGTGCCGCTCGTCGCGTACAGTGCCTCGGCGTCGGCGGGGGAGGCACCGAAGAGCGCGGCGAGGGTGTCGGTCAGCCAGGTCGCGACGCCGCGCCTGCCGACCGGGGAGAGCGTGCCTGTGCCATCCTTGGGCGCGCGACGGACCAGCGCGGCGAGGTCGCGCCCGAACAGCCCCATCAGGGCGGAGAGGCGGCCTTCCACGGCTGCGAGGAGCTGGTCGAGGGTGGCGCGCTCGTCGGCCATCAGCTATCACCCTCTACGATTTTGCGGTTCGCCTTCACTTCAGCGACCACAGCCAGGAGGGCGGCGGCCAAGCGTTCCGCCTGTTCGGGCACGAGTACCAGCGTCAGCGGCTCGACATCGGTGGCATAGGGACGCACGACCACCTCGATGTCGGTGGCGAGATCGGGCGCAGCCGCCAGTGTCTTGGGCGGATACACCCGCTGTTGCACGGTGATCCTGCTGCCCATCGCGGTTTCCACGGTGTGTGCCGCCATTTACGCCCCCTGCCGTCCCGTCGCGCCGCTCCCGGGCCCCGCACCAGCGCCCGCACCGCTCAGTTCACTGGCGAGCACATCGGCCGGATTGGCCTGCTGCCCGCCCGGAGCTACCGCGCCGCGCTGTGCGCCGCTGGCGAGGCCCATGAACGCGTCGTTGCCCGCCTGCTTCTCGGCCTCGATGCGCGCGATTTCCGCCGCCACGTCCTCGACCTCCAAAAGGCTCAGCAATGTTTCGAGGCTCATCGCCCCGACCTGCCACTCCGCGACGTACTCCTTGCGGTCCTCCGCGCTCTGCGGCCCCGCATCGACGATCGCCCCGAACTCGCAGCGCAGGTCGTCGTAGCGCCCCGCCTGGCCCGCGATGAAGGCGGCGAGCGCCAGCGCCGTCTCCAAGAGCCAGCGCCCCAACTCATCGAGCGCTGCCTTCGAGAGCGCCAGGCTCGCCTCGAACTCGGCCCGCGCCTGCTTGCGGGATTCGCCGCTTGCGGTGGCGTCGCCGCTGATCAGCGCGTGCTTCTGGTGGCACTGGCCGAGGATGCCCGCGTAGAGGATGTCGCGACTGTCCTTGAACGTGCCGACCGGGACCGGATCGCGGTAGTTGACCGTGCCGTTGGCGTAGCCCGTCAGCTTGCCCTCGGCGTCGCGGACCTCCTGGCCGCGCAAGAACGCCGAGACGCCCGCGCCGACCGGCAGGGGCTCCCCGACGAACTTCGCCCCGCTCGTGGTCGCGGCGGCCTGCGCGCTGATGGGGGTGCCGCTGCCGTCCACCCAGCGACCGGGCGGCATCACGTTGACGAAGAGCCGTTCGAGCGACCCGGCGAGGTTGACGTTCCGCACCATCTGTGTCAGCGCCAGGTTGAGCGCCTTCTGCCCGCGCCGCACCTGGCGCGTGATGAGCGCGGTGCGGCGCAGCTCGTGGTAGAGCAGCCGCCCGCCGAGCGGGTAGGGCGTGCCCTCCTCGACCGGGCCGTCCTTGCCGAGCACGCGCAGCACGGTCGCGCCGTCGTCGCCGACGAAGCAGAGCGCGGCGGTCGGGGTGCCGTCGCCCCGGTTGGGCAGCGCGCTCACCTTGCCGGGCGGGTACTGCTGGTAGGCGAACACCCCGGCCTCGGCGCGCGTGTCGTCGTCCACGAAGACGCCGCACGACTCCGGCCCCTCCGCGCGCAGATAGAGCAGGTCCAGCGCGGCGGTCAGGTCGGCGGCGGCGAGCGTGTCGCCCTCCCCCATGAAGCCGCTCGGCACGAAGAGGCGCAGCGGGGCGCGGTCGATGGCGAGCGCTGTGGACAGCGCGGCGCGGAAGGTGGGCAGCGGCTTGCGCCGGTCCCACCACTCGGTCAGCGCGGCCTCGGCTTCCGCGATCAGCGCGGCCTCGGCCTCGGTCGGTGCCTCGCCATCGGCGAGCGGGCGGCGCGGCACGAACGACCAGCGCGGCTCGCGACCGAGCACGCCCGCGACATGGCGCTCGACCACCTCCAGCGTGGCGTTCTCCGCGACGAAGGCGTTGGCGATGGCGGTCATCTGCGCGGTGTACTGTTCGCCGGGTGGGGGCTTCTGCCCGATCCAGCCCTCACCGTCGCGCCACAAATCCGAGTTGACGAAATCGAGCGCCTCCTTGGCGTCGTCATCGGGCGCGGCGCTGGCGACGAGGGCCTGGGCCTCGGTGAGGATCAGGGCTTCCCAAGGGCTTTGCATGGTCGCTCCTCAGCCTGAGTAGAACGAGAATGAGGGGAACTCTTCGGCATGGTTGATCGGGACACGCCGCAGCCACCCTACGATGTACCGCTCGGCGTCGATCAGGTGATAGGTGCTCTTGTCGTCGATCTTCTCGGTCGGATCGCCGTTCTCGTCCACCTCGCGGCTGTACGATTCCTTCTCCTCCAGGTAATCGCGGAGGTCATCGAAAACCACGATTTGCCGCTCTGCGTGCGCCCCGTACACCCGATCGATGCCGACCTCGACCTCGGTCACGTCCGGCGCGTCCACCGGCAGCCCGCCCGCCCGGAACTCGTCGCGCCACTGCCCCTCGCTCCTCGATCCGCCGACACATCGCGGGATCATCGGCTCGCCCTCGCGGAGCGCCGCCGCGTGCTGCTTGGCGGTCCTACCGCCCGCATGATATGAGCGATACAGGTAGAGCTTGCCGGTACCCGGCTCTTCGGCATAGAACACGCCTGCCGTGTTGACGCCGCCGAAGTCCAGTCCCAGGTAGCGCGGCCAGAGGTCGGGAAGATCGAAGCGCGGGCAGGTGTCGCGTTCGGCGTCGAAGTTGTCGTAGATGAGGCCGGGTGGACGACTGAGCACGCCGCGATAGAAGAGGTCGAACTTCCAGCGCGGCATCTTCGCGCGGGCCTCCTCGAAGACATGGCGCGGGAACGCCGGGTTCATCGTGCTGGCGAACTGGATCAGCTCGACGCGCTTGTCGCCCGCCTTGGCCCGGTCGAAGATCTCCGTCTTCAGCCAGCCGAAATTGCTGTACGGCGTCGTGCCGATGAACGCCCGCGCGTCGTGGATCGAGCGCCGCCGGTTGAGCGCCTCCCAGGACTCGCGCTTGAACCGCCGCTGCCCCGCCTCGTCCGCGACCAGGCCCTTGTAGGTCGCCGATTCCAGCGAGTCGGGGTTGTCGGCGTAGCCGAAGAACACCTGCGTCTTGATCGCGCTCGCCTCGCCGAAGACGCGGCGCTGGCCGAGCGGGGAGAACGTGAACTTGCGGACGGGCGAGCCGGTGTACTTCCCCAGCCCCATCACGTCCTCGAAGAGGCGGCGGAACTCGGGCAGGGCCTTCAGTTCGAGCAGCGGGAAGCTGGGGGTAACCATCGCGTAGTCGCCCGGCCCGCGCCGCTGGATCTCGCGCCAGAGCCAGAGCGGGGCAAAGCTCGTCTTGCCGCTCTGCGTCCCGGCCACCACCGCGACGACGTTGGCCGTGCTCTGCCAGGCGCGCAGCTGCCCCCGGTGCAGGTGGAGCTGCAGCCGGCCATCGGGCGTGACGCTGTAGAGGTCACTCCTCGACGGAGCCGTCGCCTGTGCCACCATCGGGGGCGATCACCTCCACGATGCGGATGGGGACTGCGCCCCCGCCCGCGCCGCCGATCTCCTGCTTGTCCACGATCAGCCCCAGGACCTTGGCCTGGTCCATCACGGCCTGCCGCGCGACGTTGAGGCTCTGCGCCTTCGCGCCCCGGAAGGTCGCCGCGCCCTTGTCGTCGCGCTTCACCCGGCGCTCGCGGTCGAGCCCGACCCGCTCCAGTTCGCTATCGGGCACGGCCGGATCGTCGAAGAGCACCGCGCGCTCGCAATATTCGTCCCACTCGGCCTGGTGGATCGCCCGCTGCTTGATGTCGGCCAGCTCGGCGATCTTCTCGGCGCGCAAGGTCTCCTGCGTGCCCTTCACCCGCTCCATCCAGATCTGCCTCAGCCGCTTCAGGTCCTCGCGGATGGTGCTCTCGTCCACCTCCAGCGCGGCGGCGATCTGCGTGTTGAGCTGCCCGGCCAGGTGGCGGCGCTCCACCAGCGGCAGGCGCATCAGCACGGTGAGGTCCTGCCGCCACGGCAGCCGCCCGCCCGCGCGCGTCGTGCGCCTCGGCCCCTGCTTATCGGGATTTTGCTCGCCCGCCTCGCCCATCGCCTCGCCGCTGCTCTCCGGATGCTGATATATATACCAGGACTATATTCTGGGCAGAATCATACCATAGCCATGCCCAATAACGGCAATCCACCGCAACAAAGCCGACACATATTGACTATAGCTAATAGATATGATAGTCTTTGGATATGCAAGTAGAGCGAGGCGCGACACCTCGGCACGAGCACAGCGGGCCTTTGACAACCCAGAGCCGTCGCCCCCGCGCACGCGGGGGGCCAGGACGGTCGGCCGTTCGGCACTCAGCCGGGCGTGCGCGGTTTGGAGCCGCGAGGGGGGTGCGAAACCCGCCAGCCGATGGCGGCGAACAGCGTGCAACGGGGCCGATGTGGCCGGCGGGTGGAGCGATCACCCGCCGCCGTTCGACTCGGCGCGGCCCCGCCGATGCCCACTGTGGGCGCCGACTCTCACGACGGAGGGCACCATGACGGCGAGGACGGAATCCAGCGCGACCCGGAGAAGGACGCTCACCGACCGGCGCAACAGGCCGACCAAGCAGCTCATGCGCGACTACAACAAGCTGCGCGGCAAGCAATCGGCCGAGGGGCTGACGGACCAGGAGCGGAACGACCTGCACCACATCGGCATCGTGCTTCGCGAGCGCGACAAGCACTGACGAGGGGGCGCGCATGCTCGACATAATACCGACTCGCCACAGAACCGCCACATTGCGGCGTCGGCTGCTAGCGAAAATCGAGAAGCTGCCTTCGGGCTGCTGGCATTGGACAGGCTACGTCAATAGCCACGGCTACGGGCGGATCGGCATCAACGGGCGGCGGGTAATGACGCACCGAGCAGCCTACGAGTTGTTTGTCGGCCCGATTCCCGAGGGGTTGCAGATCGACCACCTTTGCCGGTTGCGTTCCTGCTGCAACCCGGAACACCTGGAAGCCGTGACGCCACAAGAAAACACGCTTCGTAGCGATGTTACCAAGCACCGTGACGGCTTTTGCAGCAGGGGGCACGAGCGGAACGCGGCGAACACCTACTACCACAAGAACAGGCCGGGTGGGGATTGTCGGATCTGCAAATGCGAGCGGGAACGCGCTCGGAATGCGAAGCGACGGCAGAAAGGGGTGGCAGCATGAGCCTTAGCGATATTACCCCCGCCTCGCCCCGCTATGCTGTGGTTGTCGCCAAGCACCATCTGCGCCTCATGGGCGCGACCGCCGCGCTCGGGCAGAAGCGCCAGCTCGCGGCCTGGCTGCTGAAGATGCTCCGCGCGGCCGATCCTGGCGGGCTGGAGACGCGGCGCGATGTCCGGGCGGTGCGCCGCTGGCTGGACCTGCTCAACGCGGCGGATCGGGTGGCGCGGACGAAGGCCAACACCTGGCGCACGGCCAGCGTCCCGCCGATCGAGGCGACGGCGATCGCGGTCGATACGGGCGAGTTCCACGCGCGCACACTCGCTTTGCTCCTCCGCACCGCCTCCGATGAGATGCTGCTCTATCACAAGCTGACCGCAGACGGCGAGATCGGCCGACGCGGCGAGGTCCACCGGGCGGCGGTCGCGGCCGAGTGCGCGGCGCGGCCGTGGCTCATGAGCGAGGTGGGCGCATGACCGACGACGAGTGCACCCGGATCGCGGTCGTCGCCTGCGGCCTGCTCGCGCTGATGCTGCTCTTCTACGCGCTGCGGGATGCCGGGGCGCTGCCCTGGCAGGGCCAGCTCGCCGCGTGGCTGGCGTCGTGGTGACGCTCGCGCCGGGGTGCTACCTCCTGGCTGGCCCCGCCGCCTACAAGGTGCTCGCGGTCGGCGCGGACACGATCTCGGTGCGGGTGGAGGCGGGCTCGAAGCGCTTCCACAAGCGGCGCATCACCTGGGAGCGGTCGAACGTCGAGGCGAACATCGCGCTGGGGATCGTCACCGTGGCGGCGGAGTACGCGGCACCGGAGACGGGCGCGCCGTCGCTGCTGGAGAACGAAGGGCAAGTCGAGTGATCGGAGGGCGCGATGTCGATCGTGGAGTGCGCGACCTACTCCGTCGCCGAGGCGGCGCGGCGGATCGGCGTGAGCAAGGGCTACGCCTACGAGCTGATCAAGCGGGGCGAGTTCCCCGCACCGGTCCGCACGGTCGGGACGCGCCTGGTCGTGGTCCGCGCCGATCTGGAGCGCTTCATCACGGCGGGACAAATCGCCCCCTCGGTGCAAACGAACGGCGAGGGCGATAGCGTATCGCCGTGACATAAATGACAGCACGGACGTGCTAAAATCGGCGGTTCGCCCAGTAGGTACGCGGATTTCGTTGGTGGTACTGGGGTCCCGGTTTTACCGGGACCCACTAGTACCGTTTGGCGAGACTTCTCGTTTTCCCAGCGCCGGTGCGGGGAAACGGGACACCGAGAAGGGTGCTTGCCCTCCATCTGCTAACGGGCGCTAATTTTCGCCCTCGGGATGGGGGTCCGTGGGGGCCTCGGGCTCGCGCCAGAAGTCGCCGATCTGGTCGGCGGCGTCGGCGTCCAGGGCGTCGGTGACGTGCGCGTAGAGGTCCAGCGTGACCCGGATCGAGGCGTGGCCGAGGCGCTGACTGAGCACTTTGGGGGCCACGCCGACCACCAGCGCGAGCGTCGCGTGGACGTGCCGCAGGTCGTGGAAGGTGATCGACGGCAGGCCCTCGGCGATCGCGCGACGGCGCAGTTTGTACCAGTGCCACTCCAGTTGGTGCATGCCGAGCGGCAGGCCGTGGCGGTCGCGGAAGACGATGCCGTCGCCGGTCGAACCGGCCCGGTAGTCCTTCAGCGCCGCCAGGGCGAACGGGGGCAGCGCCATCGCCCTGACGCCCGCGTCCGTCTTCAGGTCGCCGTAGGCGGTCTTGTTGGCGACCGTGTAGGTCTGCTGCTGCTTGATGGCGATCCGCCCGCGCGCGAGGTCCACGTCCGACCAGCGCAGGCCGAGCACCTCGCCCTTGCGGAGGCCGGTGCCGAACAGCAGGAGGAACAATGCCTCGAGCCGATCGCCCGCGAGCAGCGCGCGGAAGCGCCGCGCCTGGGACTCGTCCCAGACGGTGCGTCGTTTCACCCTGGGGGAGGGCGGGTCCACCGCGTCGCAGGGGTTCACCGCGAGGACGCGCAGCTTCACGGCCGCGTCGAGGCCGCCGTGGACGATCGTGTAGATCGCCAGCACGCTGGACTCGGCGAGGCCGGCGCGGCGCAGCGTCGCCAGCCAGGCGTCGATGTGGGCCGGGGTCAGCGCGGAGATCGCGACCGCGCCCAGCCGGGGCAGGATGTGCTTGCGGAGCTTGTAGCCGTACTCCTCGTAGGTGGAGGCGCGCAGCCGCCCGGCCGCGTGGCGCTTCGCCAGCCAGTCGGCCAGGTACGCGCCGAGCGGCTGGTGCGAGGCGGCGATCGACAGGCCCGTGTCGAGCTCGTGCTGGCGGCGGGTCTTGTACGCCTCGGCCTCCTTCCGCGTGCGGAAGCCGCCCTTCCACTCCTGCTGGCGCTCGCCGGTGATCGGGTCGCGCCCGAGTTCGATCACGGCCGTCCAGGTCTTGCCGCGCTTCCTGACGTGACCGCTGGCCATACCGCTACCCCTTGCCTAGCGTTCGCCGAAGGTCGCGCTGACCGGGCGCGGGTGCTTGGCTGCGACGTGGTGCAGCAGCAGCAGCAGTTGCTGCGGGGTCAGCCACTCCAGCAGCAGGCGCAGGCAGGCCGCCGCGATCTCGTCGGCCCGCTTCTCGCGCGAGAGTCCCGCGTCCACGATCACCAGCGGCTTGCCCTGGTCGTTGAGTTGCAGTTTGGTCCGACGGAGACCGTACAAGGCCCACACCTCCCCGTCGAGCGCCTGGAACATATGTTCTACTCTGTAGGCGTCATTCATTGCCGCCACCGCCTGCGAGCGCGCGTCGATGCGACGCGCGCGAGAGGGTACCGCGCTAGGGTTGTCGCTTGTTTGTCGTCTCGGAAGGGGAGAGGAGATCGCGGGCCGTTTCCATCCCGGCGAGCATGTGCCGCCAGATGATCGCCAGCGCCTGGCGATAGACCTCCTCGGTGTTTTCCTCGCGCAACTCGCGGATTGTCCTGAGGAGATCGGGGCGGTCCTGGGCCAGCGCCATCAGATCGGCGAAGACCTGCTCGTGAGGGATGGGCGAGGTGTCGAGCGGCAGTTGCTGCGCGCCCTCGGGCTCGGAGTAGAGCTGGGCCACCGTGACATCCAGCGCGCGGGCCAGCTCGCTGACCCGATCGTAGGTCGGGTTCTTCCAGCGACCGGTCTCGATCTGGCTGACCTGCGCCTGGTCCCAGGTCTCGCCCGCGCGCTCGGCGAGCTGCTCCTGGGTCATCGCCCGCGAGCGCCGCAACCGCTTCAGATTCTGGGCCAGCGGATTCTCGCGAACCGGCACCATGAACACCACCCCGATGTCACGCAGCTGTACGACCATCAATAGCTCCTACATATATTGACTATAGCCATGATAAATACGCGTTTCCATTGTAAAGGTTACATATATTGGATACTATTTCGACATATAGTCATTAGCTATGGTTAGGAGGTAGGCGTGACCGCGACCATCGAAGGGGCCATCGACACGCGCGAGCGCGAGGTGCGTAGCCGCCAGCCGCAGACCGAGGGCCGCTGGCCGCTGACCGTCCTCTACAGCCAGGAGACCCACGCCGAGATCCAGCGCGCCTCGGAGGAGTTCAAGATCGCCAAGGGGTATCTCGCCAGCCGCGCGACCGAACTCGGCTGGCAACTGCTGCTGGCCGAACTCAGCCAGAAGAAGAAGTCCCCCACCGAATAATCCCCGCAACCCACGCGCCGCCGCAGCACCCGTGCCCGGCGGCGTCCGTTTCGTCGCGCCGCCAGGTCGGCGGCGTTGGTGTCCCCGCGTACCCAGGAGGTGCCCCATGTCCGCAACGACCCGGCCGCGATCCGCCTTGTCTGCGCCGCGCAACGGCTGCGTCGGATGGGAGGATGACGACGCGGTACACCACGGCTGCACGACCGACGATTTCCCCATCCTGGCACGGGGCCGCTGCACCCGCTGCTACACCCGCAACAACGCCGTCGAGCGGCGTCGCAAGCGCCAGGAAGAGGATCGCTCGCCAAGCGATCCTCTCCGGGGTCGCCGCAGCGCGCCCGCCCTGGTCGATTCCGCCACGGTCGCCGCGCCCGTCCCCCCACCGGACCCCGCACCGCCGCGCGGCGGGTGGCAACCGGACCCGGAATTCGCGCCGGTTACCCCCGACGACTTCGGGGACGAGGATGTGCCCCACGCGCCCGCCGCCGCGACCCTCGCCCCCGACTGGCGCGAACGGCCAGCCGAGTCGCTCGCCGCCGCCGTCCTCCCGCCGCCGCCCGCTCCCCCCGCCCCCGCCGAGACCTACGCCTGGACCGTCTTCGATCAGCCGCCGCACATCGTCGTGCCGACCGCGCCGACGATCACGCTCGCCAAGGATGGCGGCTGCCGCCTCAACAGCCTGGCCTACGGACTCTGGGGCCGGGAGGTCGCGGCGGTCGAGGTCCTCTACGACCAGACGCGCCGCGCGGTCGCGCTGCGCCCCTGCGACCCGGCCCTGCCCCACGCGCGGCGACTCCGCACCGATAAGGGCTCGCGCCACTGCTCGCTCCGCGCCTTCCGCCGCGCCACCGGGCTGCTGGCCGGGGGCACCGTCGCCGTCGTGCCGCGCCTGGTCGCGCCCGACCTCATCGTCTTCGACCTGCCGCGAGCCACCGAACCGGGCCGCTGATGGACACCGCAGCGGCCCCCCAGCGGCCCGCGCGCATCCCCGGCGTCTGCCCGGTCCCGTTCGAGCCGACGTTCGTGCGGCTGCCCGGCGACGCGGGCCGGATCGAGAAGCTGGTCAATGAGAACCGCATCCTGGCGCTGGTGCACCTGGCGAGCGAGGGCGAGTGTATCGCGCTGCGCGAGGAGATCGCGCGGCTGACCGTGGAGCGGGATGCGCTGCGCGACCGACTCGCCGCGACGGCCCCGGCCGAGCCGAGCGCGCCACCCGAGCGAGCGCGCGCGGAATCGCCCGCGCGCGCTCGGAAACCCGCGCGGGCGCGGCGCTACCCGGACTGGCTCGTGGCCTGCCTGGCCGCGCTGGTGCTCTTCATCGAAGAAGCCTGGTACCCGAACACCGAGATCATCGCCTGACGCGCCGATGGCACAACACAAGGAGGAGCCATGATCCCCGCGACGATCCGCGAGCTGGTCAGCATCGAGCGTTTCGGCACCGGCGACAGCCGCTGGTGGGTGCGGCTCGGCAGGCCGCGCCACGACCCGACCGAGGGCTACCGCCGCCATCCCGTCGTGCTCCGCGTCGAACTCCCCGGCAAGCCGCGCCCCCACGCGGGCATCACGTACAGCCGCGACGAGGACCACACGCTCTACCTGGGCCTCGGCTTCGCGCTGTACGTCTCCTGGGACCGACGCGCGGGCGACGACCCGCACGATCGGGAGTGGGGCGTCTCGATTCGCGGCGAGCGTGTGGCCGTCGAGTGGGGCTGCGACGACAGCGAGATGCACTACTTCACCGACGCCAAGGGCAAGCGGCGCAGCAGGCCCGGCGCGGGCTGGGAGTGGCACTGCTACTTGCTCGATGCGCTCCTGGGGGATCGCCGGTACAGCAGCGTCGAACTCGGCCGCGAGACCCACCAGCTCGTCATGCCCGAGGGGGCCTACCGCGCCGACTGCGTGCTCAGCCACGCGACCTGGACCCGCCCGCGCTGGCCCTGGTGGCCGCTCACGCGCACCCGCGACCGCGTCGAGGTCGCGTTCACGCCGCCCGTCGGACTCCCCGGCAAGGGCGAGAACGCCTACGACTGCGACGACGACGCGACCTACGCCCTGACCACCTCGTTGAAGGGCGGCAGCCTCCGCGCCACGCTCGACGAGTTCGCGATCGAGACGCTGCGGACCCGCATGCGCCGGGGCGGGCTGGACTGGACGCCCGCCGAGGGCTGGCCCGACGGCGTCGCGGCCGACTAGCGGCATGGCAGGAGAACGAGTGACGCGACGCGAGGTCCGATGAGCGTGAAATGCATGGCCGCCGTCTGGGAACACGCGACCGCGAAGGGCGGCGAGCGGCTGCTGCTGCTCGCCGTCGCCGACTACGCGAAGGATGACGGCACCGGCGCGTGGCCCAGCCTCCAGCGCCTCTGCGACAAGACCAAGTTCTCCGAGCGCAACGTGCGCTACCTCCTCCGCAAGCTCGAAGAGGCGGGCGAGCTCGCCATCCAGCCGGGCGCGGGTCCGCACGGCGCGAACCTCTACGCCGTCACCCTGGTGGGCTGGCACCCCGAGCCCGAGGCGACCGAGAGGGGGGCAAAGTTTGCCGGGGGGGCAAAGATTGCCCCGGCAAATATTGCCGGGGGGGGGCAAAATCCGTCGCCCGGGGGGGCAAAAATTGCCGGGGAGGGGGGCAAAGTTTTCACAACAGGGGGGCAACGCGTTGCCCCCGATCCGTTAGTTAACCATCAAGTGATCCACCAGGAAGATCCACCAGAGAGCGGGGCGCGCACGAAACGTGCGCCCCGCTCGCCCCGCCCCACCCTGGCGGGCTATCAACCCGCCGCCGCATTGCTGGACGGCCTAGCGGCGGAGCGGCCCGACCTCGACCTGCCGCTCGTCATCGAGAACTGGCGCGACTACCACAGCGAGCGCGGCACGGCGATCAAGGACTTCGACGCCTCGCTGCGCCGCTGGGTCCGCAACGAGAAGGCCCCTCCGCCCGCCGGTCGCCATCCCACCAGCCGCGACGGCAAGCTGCCCGGACTCGAAGCCGCCGAGGCCGCGCGGCGCATCCTCAACAACGGCCCGCCGCCCGCCGATGCGTCGGCCCCGATCGAGGCGGCGTTCACCTACACCCGGAGAGTGCCCCGATGAGCGACACCGCACGACCCGCCCCGGCGGGTGCCCCGATCGACATCCCCGGCAAGCTCGCGATGCTCGCGCTGGCGAAGAACCAGCGCGTCGATCCGACCGTCCTCGCCACCTACGCGGAGATCCTCGCGCCCTACCCGCCCGAGGCGGTGTCCGGGGCGATCGTCGCGCTGGCGGCCGACGCCGGCGCGTTCTTCCCGCCCGCCGGCAAGATCATCGCCGCGATGGCGCGCTGGCTGCGCGGCTGCGTCGCCCCCAACGGCCGCGCCCCGGTCCTGGCCCCGGACGAGGCCTGGCACCTCGCCCGCCTGACCATCTCGCGCTATCAGCCCCAGAGCCGTCCCCAGCCCACCAGCGGCAACCCGGCGATCGACGGCGCGCTGCGCCAGCTCGGCGGCGTCGCGGCCTGCCAGTGGGGCGACGGGGTCGCCGAGGGCATCGTGCGCCGCCGCTTCCTGGAGGAGTACGAGCGCCAGATCGCCACGCCGGAGCACATCGCCTGGGCGCTCTCGCCCGCCGCGACCGCGCCCCCCGTGGTCGAGGGCCTCGAACTCCCCGATCGCGAGGTCGCCCGCCTCTTCGCCGAGGCCGAGCAGACGGGCCGCGCCGAGGTGCTGACCGCGATGCTCGAAGGCCCCCGCCGCGCGGCGGTCCTCGACGGCAGGCCCTTGTCGGACGCCCTGGCGCTCGGCGACGGCACCGGCGGCTCGCCGCCGACCCTCGCGGAGATGGCGGCGCGGCGCGCGGAGATCCGGGCGGGCATCGCGCAGATCGCCGAGCGGATGCAG